ACGATCTTCTGCGCAACGAAAACTATTTCGGCAGCCAGATCTATCCTGAACCTTTCTATGAGGGTCAGGCAGTGTCAGGCTTGGCCCGGCGCAACACAGGGGAGTTCTACAAGAAGCTGGCGCAAGGTCTCAACCGTGCGGGCGGCGGCACCGAAGCTATCGCCAGCAAGACAGACACGCCTGCGGAAGGGTGGAAGTATCTGGTCGATCAGTATCTGATGGTCGGCGCTGCTGCTATCCCCCGTGATGTTGCGAAGTATGTTGACGAGGGCGCGCCTGCCGATGCGACGAAGATCCCTGTGGTCAAGCGCTTCATCGGTGACAACAGCGAGTATGATGCGCAGAATAAATATTTTGAACGCGCCAAGCGGGTCGAGATCATCTCTGGCCAGAAGAAGGGTGAGAACGCTGACCGCGCTGCGTATCAGGAGTCGAAGGAAAAGTTCCCTGTTGAAGCCAGTGAATCGGTTGTCAAGGCATGGAAGTCGGCCAGCAAGGAACTTCAGGCGCTGAGCAAGAAGTCACGTGAGATCCAGAGAAAGAGGCCTTCCGACATGGAGGCTAAGCTGGATAAGATCGATGAGGATAAGCGTGAGATCTACGCTCAGTTCAATAAGAAATACAATGAGGTGAAGGGGGAGCGCTAGGCTCCCCCTCCGTTGATCAGAAAGGCACGTCGTCGTCCAGCGGCGGCTGAGGCGCACGCTGCTGCTGCGGCTGATGCTGCGGATGGTTCTGGCTGAACGGACTGGGCTGCTGCCCGCCTTCAGTCTTCGGCTCATACAGGGAGATGAGGATGCTCTCGCGCCCTTCGTTGCCCCCGACACCAGCCGGGTTGAACGTGCGGTCGAGCAGGATGTAGGGGCCCTTGTCCCCATCCATCATGACGCCCACGTGCTTGAAGCGCCCCTTAGTTTGGCCCTGACCATCGGTGTATTCACCGACCTTCACGACCAGATCGTATTTCTTAGCCATTCACTTTCTCCTTACTTGAGCAAATCTTTGAGGGGCTTGATCGCCCGCGGTGCCATCATCTCTGCCTCATCTAGAAGGTCGAGGTGAATCGACAGCCATGCCTTGCGGTTGTCAGGGGATAGTGGTTCAACCACCTCATAGGCGGCATATGCCCACGTCTCCCAATCAGTCAGGCCATCCTCGTCTTCGGACGGCGGCAGCAACGTGACCTCATCGCTTTCAGGTTCAGCCTCCGGCTCCGGTTCCGGGGCTGCCTTCTTTGCTACCTTGGCTTCGAGCGACGATATCTGCTTAGTGGCTGGTGCTACGTCAGGCGCAGTGATGTCGTCGACGTCACCGACAAAGTCATCCTCGACGATGCCATCGGCTTCGTTGTCAGCCTGCACTGCGCGCTGTGCCTCGGTCGAGAGCGGCATATACTTGCTGGCCCTACGCACCACGGTCTTGCGCCACATCTCAGCCTCGTCCGTCTTCCACGGGCCGACGACGTTTCCATCTCGCGTCTTGGCTGACGAGCGATCACGGATGGCGAGGATCTCATCCTTGCTCATGATCTCGAACTGGGTCTCACCATTGCGCAGCTTCCATACGCAATAGGCACCAACCATATCGCCACGCGCCGACAGGCCATGCTTATGAATGATGCGCGGATCGATCCCTTCCTCGACCTCGAACGTGTCGTTGGAATAGACGAGACGGCTTTCGATCTTCAGCACCTCACCCGACTGCAGAGCCAGCTTCATCAGGCCCTTGTAGCGGGGACGGAACTGCGCTTCATTGCGCTTGGTCTTGCCGTTCCAGACCTTGAGGATGTCAGCCTCAGCCATGTTCTTGTTCAGGCTCAGGCCCAGCTCAGCTGCACTCAGGCACGCCTTGAGAAGTGACCCACGGTCGCAGTCCAGCAGGTCCATGTTGTCTGCGACAGCGGCCACGACGACAGCTTGAAACTTATCGATGGTCATCGATGATGGAAGCAGCTTCTTGAGGTGGTCCTCACGGGCCGACAGCTCCAGCTTAAACCGATCCATCGGCTTGGCAGGGAGATTACTTGTTTGCATTCTTAATTTCCTCTTCGAGATCTTCGATCATCAGCTCGATGGCCCGCTCCACCGACGCACGCAGCGTCGGCTTCAGGGGGTGACGTGCGGCGACGGATCGCATCCGTGCCAGCAGCTCGCGGTTTACCCGCATCATGACGACATCCTTCTTCATCAGCTGATGGTCACCCGGGTATAACCCGAGCGCTTTCCTGTAATGGTTCCGACCATGTCAGGCGTGATTGCCTTACCGGGATTGTCCTCGATCACGCTGATGGACATCTTATATTTGCCGCACTTGGCGATTGCCTTGTCCTTCGACGTGTTCATGGTCTCCAGCTTGGCGCGCACCTTGGCAAGCAGTTCACCCTTGGCTTCGTCTGCACGCTGGATAGCTTTCTTTTCATCATCCTTGGCCGCCTTATACTCTTGGAAGAGCAGCTCATCGGCGGCGTCCATTTCGACCTCGCTCTTAGGTAGCGTGCCCATGAGCTTGGTCAGCGCAGCAACGTCTGTCGTGAAATCAATCGCCGGCTCCTTGCCTTCTGCGATGGACTGCCAGAACCCAGCGATCTCAGCCTTGATGGCATCGATGATGTTCTCGTTCCTCGGCACCTTCATGCGCCGGGGTTCGTCATCGATCAGGGCGACGAGCCATGCGTATTCTGCCTGAGTGCACGCCAGCTGGTGTTGCACCTGCAGGAGATAGTTCTCTGGCGCTTCGAGGATTTCCTCACCGCTGTAATGCCAGCCATGACCGCGCGCCGACCACTTGATCTCCATCGGAGATCCGTCAGCTGTCAGGTAATCGAACGATGCACCCATGCCCGGGCAGTCATCGACCGTGTAATAGTCAGTGACCTTCTGGATATCCATCGACCAGCGATGCGCTGCCCAGTTGGCGATGCCGCTTTCGAGGAATGTGCCAGCCTGCACGGCTTTGTTATCCGAGATGTCTTCGGGCGGGATCTTACCAGCCTTCTCCATCCACAGTTGCCAGCGGCTGGAATAGGGCGAGAGCCCGAATAGAGCAGCCACGTCGCTGCCGCCAATGTGTTTCGCACGAAGCTCATGCCAGTGCGCTTGATCCCGAACGGGAATGATAGCCATGTATACCTCCGGTCTTTGTGTTGTCTGCTTAATGTATACGTTTAAGGTTCTATGTCAAGCCCCCGATAAACATCCTCCACTGAGCGGGCCAAGATGTAGATGCCGCCCCGCTTTTCCCACGCATTCTGCCATGCCACCTGCGCGGTGCGCTGCTTTCCCCTCTCGGTTTTCACTTCGACAGCGAACGCTCGGCCGGGCGATATAACGCCCAGCAGATCTGGAGTCCCCTCTGGTGCTGACTGGATTACGCGCGGCCCGCCATCGAGCGGACGGAACTTACCGACGTTGATGCGGAACATCATGATGTCGTCGCGCTGACCTAGAGCTAGGCGGATCTCTTGCTGGATGACTGCCTCTGCCTTCATTGTATCGTCTCCCCTGCCATGCGCTGCATGCTCCGGTCTATGAACTGAACCGCGATATGGATTGCGCTAGTCCCGATCATGGCGTTGAACTCCTCGCCCTTGTCACGGCATTCATGCTCCCATTCCATCATGATATCGCTCAGCCCTGATATCACGCGCCTCACCAACTCAGTCGGGACACTGACCTCTACATAGTCGTCTTCCCAATCGTCGCGTTCCATATCTTCGACCTCTCTTCTATGGTCAGTCCGTTTGTTGTTACGCTTCCATTCGCAGAACGGATCTTAGACAGGCGGGCAGACTCTTGCCCACAAATAACATTGAATGCCCACTTATCGGGGTGCGCATACCCTCGGTTCTTACCGATATTACGCAGCACATCGAAGCGCCGGCTCAGGTCAATGACCTCGCTTGCCTTCTTGGCATCCTCGGGTTTGGTGATCTGGACCAGCTCGCCATCGCGCTGCTCAACCTTGCGCGACTTTAGCTGATAGACGTGGCCGCATCTCGGGCACACGGGCGAAGGCCTGTGCTCAGCGAAGCACTTCGGGCAGCTACGGATGGTGGCGGCGACTTCTTCGGCCGTCCGCTTCTTGCGTGCGCTGTCTGCTGTAAGCTGCCACTCGCGGTGCTCATCGATGAACCCATGCATCTTAGTATTACCTGCATGGTCGAGGACGATGGTCTTATCCTTGCCCGGGCTAGGCCGAATGGCCCGGCCTACCTGCTGAAGATACATCGACAGGCTCTTCGTTGGTCGCAGCAAGATCGCGACCTCGATGGCCGGGAGGTCGAAGCCCTCGCTGATCAGGTCACAACTGGTCAGGATCTGGATCTCTCCACGCTCGAACTTATCCAGCACGCTGTCACGTTCACGGTCATCCATCCCGCCATCGACATGACTGGCTGAATACCCGGCGCGCCTAAAGTCTTCGGCCACATCCTTGGCGTGCTTCACACTGACACAGAAGGCGACAGCCCGCTTACCTGCGGCCAGCTTGGTGTAATGGGACACAGCGCTGCCGGTGATGGAGGGTTTGTCCATCGCGCCTTCGAGGTCTGCCGTGACGTAATCACCCATGCGCGTGCGCGTGCGGCTCAGGTCTGGCTTGCTCGGGGCATAGACCTCAGCCGGGGACAGGAACCCCTGCTCGGTCAGCTCCGCAACCGTTGGGCCCATGACCATATCATCGAACAGCAAACCCAGCCCCTTGCCATCGAGGCGCTCAGGTGTGGCTGTCACGCCCAGCACACGCGCCGTTGGGAATGCCGTAACCACCTTGCCCCATGTTGAGTCGGGCGTGAAGTGATGCGCCTCATCACCAATGATAAGGTCTGGGGC